TAGTAAATCGAACCAAAAAGTTTGGTATGTGGCGCCGACCTATAGACAAGCAAAACAAATAGTTTGGACAGAACTTAAACAAAAACTAATAGAACATAAATGGGTCAAAAATATTAATCATAGTGATTTAACTTTTTTACTTAAAAATAACTCAACAATTACATTAAGGGGATCAGATAACGAAAATGCCCTTCGTGGTGTTGGGATAAACTTCCTTGTGATTGACGAGTTCGCAGACGTCAGCAAAGAAGCTTGGTATGAAGTATTAAGGCCAACACTTTCAGATACCGGAGGTCATGCTTTGTTTTGTGGAAGTCCTAGAGGTTTTGGTAACTGGTCTTATGAATTATTTAAGCAAGGCGAAACAAATAAAGATTGGTCAAGTTTTAAATTTACAACTTTAGAGGGTGGTCAAGTAAGTAAAAAAGAAATAGAACAGGCTAAACAGGATTTAGATATTAGAACTTTTCAACAAGAATATGAAGCAACATTCGTTAATTATTCTGGCATGATCTACTACAATTTTAATAGACAAAAAAATATAATTGAAAAATACGATAGAAACCATGCTTTTTTACACATTGGATTAGATTTTAATGTTGACCCAATGACAGCAGTTGTATGTTATATTGAAAGGGATATAATAATTGTTGTTGATGAAATACAAATATATTCTTCAAATACTCAAGAAATGTGCGAGGAAATAAAAATAAGATACAAAAATAAAAATATTATTGTTTACCCAGACCCAAGTGCAAGGCAAAGAAAAACAAGTGCTGGTGGATTTACTGACATAAGTATATTGAAAAATGCTGGATTTGATGTAAGATGTAGAAATACAGCACCTCTTGTGAGGGATAGGATTAACTCAGTTAATTCAAAACTTAAAAATGTGAATGGTAAAAATAATCTGTTTATTCTTAAATCTTGCAAAAATGTAATCAAGAGCATAGAAAGACAGATATATAAAGAGGGCACACATATTCCTGATAAGGATAGTGGGTATGATCACATGAATGATGCACTTGGTTATTTAGTAGAGTTCAATTTCCCATTACGAAGGAATTTTGTTGCAAGTCCTCCTAAGAGGTGGAGTTAATGAACAAAGATTTCCTACATAGTAAACATGATTTATGGCATGCAAATATTTCAAACTGGGAGTTTTATATTCGCAGTTATTTAGGTGGCAACGATTATAAAAATGGATATTACTTACATAGATATATATTAGAAACACCAGAGGAATATGATTCTAGAATAAGGCACACACCAGTTGATAATCATTGTAAAAATGTTGTTCAAATATATACAAGTTTCTTATGGAGAGTACCACCAACAAGAGATTATGGGGATTTAGATGGCGACCCTCAATTATCTTCGTTTATAGAAGATGCTGACTTAGATGGTAGAAACTTCAATACAGTAATGCGAGAAGTTCAGATGAATGCCAGTATATATGGGAACTGTTGGGTAATAGTAGATAAGCCACAATCAAATGCGAATACAAGAGCCGAAGAATTAGCACAAGACATTAGACCTTATGTTTCAATTTACACACCAGAAAACATTGTAAACTGGAATTATAAAAGATCAGCTAGTGGTAGATTTTATTTGGATATGTTGGTGGTCATTGAAGATATAAACACTGAACGAGCAATCATTAAGGTTTTTACTGAAGAATCTATAATGACTTATGAGTTTGAAGAGTATGACAAAGAATATACAGACAACGAACCCAAGCTCATTGATGAAGTGCCTAATCCGATTGGTGTTATTCCAGCAGTAAATGTTTACAATTTAAGAGGAGCAAAAAGACCTATAGGAATCAGCGATTTAGCAGATGTTGCTTTTTTACAACAATCTATTTACAACGATTATTCGGAAAAAGAACAATTAATTAGATTAGCAAACCACCCAAGCTTAGTTAAAACACCAAATGTTGAAGCGAGTGCTGGTGCAGGAGCAATCATAGAAGTTCCAGAAGATTTAGATGCAAGTTTGAAACCTTATATTATTCAACCAAGTGGACAAAACTTAGATGGCATAATGAAATGTATTCAAAACAAAGTTGATGCCATTGATAGGATAACTCACATGGGTTCAGTAAGGGCAACTGGGAACCAAATATCAAGTGGAATAGCTTTACAAACTGAGTTCCAATTATTGAATGCAAAACTTTCAGAAAAAGCTGATTATTTAGAAAATGCCGAAGAACAAATATGGTCTTTGTTTGCTAAATGGCAAGATAAACAATGGAATGGTGCAGTAAATTATCCAGATACATTTGATATAAGAGATTGGGCGAACGATTTACAATTTTTACAAATGGCAAAAGCTAGTGGTATTAAATCGGAAACATTTAATAAGGAAATAGATAAACAGATAGCCGAAGCAGTAATTGATGATAATGCAACCATGAAAACAATTAATGACGAGATTGATGCGACTAGGACTGTAAGGGGACAATTTACAACCACCGAAGTGGAAGGACAAACAGTTGGCGAAGAAGAAAGTTAAAAAGGATAAAAAAACCAAAATACCCAAAAAATATTTAGCTGGGTTAAAGGGTGCTAAAAGGACTAGACGAGCAAAACTTTTAAAACAGGTTAGTTCGTTATATAAGTCTGGAGCATACATACCTTTATCACTTTTAAAAAGAAGGACTAGAGCATAATGGCGAGTAGATTTAGAAAAGCTTTATCAGCATCGACTTTGAAAACTCTAAAAGAAAAAGCTAAAAAATCTAAACTATTTAATTTAACAGATTTAAAAGCTTCATTTAGAAAAGGCCAAGGTGCTTTCCTTTCAAGTGGAAGTAGACCGAAGATTCCAATGCAAGCTTGGGCGATGGCAAGAGTTAACAAATTAATAAAATTAGGTCGTTCAGCAACATTTGATAAAGAGATTGTAAAAAGAGCTACAAAGAGAAAAAGAAAAAAGAAATGATTATATGGAAAACGAAAAAATTAAATTATGTTATAAGTGCAAAGTTGCTCTTAAAAAAACCGAGTTGAAAGATGTTTATAAATGCCCTGCATGTGGCATGATAACAAATGAAAGATTAGATAATAGGTAATTATGGCAGTTTATAGAGGAAGAAAAGTTACACTTAATAAACCTTTTAGGACTCCAAGTGAAACTAAAAAATTTGCAGTTTATGTAAGAGATAAAAAAACAGATAATGTAAAAAAAGTTAGATTTGGCGACCCAAACATGAGAATCAAAAAAAGTATTCCTGCAAGGCAACGATCTTTTTTGGCTAGAATGGGTGGTGTTTTAAAACAAGTTAAAGGTCAAAAAACATTATCTCCTGCATATTGGTCAATCAGAGCTTGGAAAAAAGACTTTCCTTTATAATGTCAAAAATACTTGAACAATTAGCTGATCAACATGAAGAACGAATAATCAATGTATTATATCGTTTGGAAGATGATGTTATCAAAGAGGTATCAAGGGCAACAAAAGGTCAGCTTGTATCACAAAGATTAGCGATACAGTTACAACCTAAATTAAGGCAAATTATTGAAGCAACGTATTTAAATGAAGCTGATTTGATTATCAATGAAGAATATAATAAAATTGCTAAAGTTGTATTAGATACGTTTGGTAAAATGCCGATACCAAATAAATTCAAAAATTTAACCGAAGTTGACCTCGCTACTATAAATGCGCTTAAAACTCAATCATTTAGTGGTTTTGAAGATATAGCAGAAAGATTCCTCAAAATTATAAATGACGAAGTTTATCAAAGCACTATAGCCGGAAGACCTTTTGAGGATATGGTTAAAAACATAAGGCAACATATTAATGGTGTTTATCAAAGATCAAATACTCGTGAGATAAATGAATTAGTTGATTTTATTAACGAGAATAAATTTGATAATTCAAAAAAGG